AATTAAATAATTTTAATTTCTCAATTGCTTGTTCTTCTGTATAATTGGTTTGTGACATAACTAATTTAACATGTTTATTCAGGTCGTCATTACTAAAAAAACTTATTCCGTCGGACATATATTATTACGTTAAATATTATTTAAATCATATTAAACGAATAGTGTTATACTATATTATCTATAGAAAATGACGACTTTACACAATCTTGAAAAATTAATTCAAATGGCTACCATTGAACAAATGTATTCAATGTTGCAAAAATTGTCTCCAAATATTAATAATAATATTGGATTAAATCTTAACAATAATGAACTAAGTAATATTAAATTATTGATAGATACCCTAAATTATGAAAATAACATGCAGACAAAAGAAATAGACATGTTGAAATCAAAAATTAGTCAATTAGAAAATATTATAGAACATAAAACACATGTTGATATTAGATTATTGAGTGCAAGAATTTCTGATTTAGAGTCAACATTATTAGAAACAAAAAATAACAGCGATACGTTGTCAACAAACACTAAATCGTTTTGGTTTTAATGGAACAACAAGCAATACTCAAACTAAAGAAAATATTACTCTTAAAATTGAGGATAAGGTTTTAAGTGATGCAGAAGAAGATGAACAATTAGAAGAGGAAGATGAACAATTAGAAGAAGAAGAGGAACAAGTTGAAAAAGAAGAAATAGTTACTCCTGCACCAAAGGAAGAAAAAGAACAAGAAGACAATTCTTCAGAAGATGAAGTTGGAACCGAAGATGAAGAAGAAGAAATTGTTACTCCTGCACCAAAGGAAGAAAAAGAACAAGAAGATGATAATTCTTCAGAAGATGAAGTTGGAACTGAAGAAGAGGAACAAGTTGAAGATGAGGAACAAGTTGAAGAAGATGAGGAGGAGGAGGTCTTCGAAATAGAGATAGATGATATAACATATTATGCAACCCATGAAGAAAACGGAATTTTATATGAAATGACTGCAGACGGAGATATTGGAAATAAAGTAGGAATTATCAAAGACGGAGAACCAATATTTAATTAAACTCTTTTCTAATTATAATATAAGCAAATATGTTAAATCTATGTGCCCCAGCATTAATATATGTAGCATTTTCATTAACACAAATAATTATTGATACTTTTAAATGCATTATGTCAAGCTGGCATGGGAATAATATCATGGGTAATTGTATTTGTTCCATTTATTTTTATGTCTATCATTGTAGCAATACTATTATATGTTTTTGGTTTAGATCCAGCAACTGGCAAATTAAATTTTAAATGTGAAAACACAAATACTCTAGGTGGAAATTTAGTTTATAGCACAACAACAATACAGACTCCAAAGAAAGAAGTTAAATATGTAGATGTATCATATTCAGAAACACCATCGGAAGATGCAGAACCAGCAGTTCCTGGAGCACCTTTTTGGTCTTCTGACCCCCAATTCGAATAAATAATTTTATTAAAACTATAATAAAACTATTTAAATACTAAATACATAATAAAATATTATGCTTTTTTCTTTAGCAATATTCACAACAATAATTATAAGTGAAATATGCAAATTTTTTTATCCAAAATCATTGGAAGAAATAATGCAAATTGGTGAGGACTTATTTAATGAGATTCAATCCACAATAAACCATTGTTTTATCATTATAAGTTATAACGCGATTTATTATTTTAGTTGCTGTCAAATTTATTATAACAAAGTCAATACACATATAAATTATTTATGTGCCCTAATTAGTCCTTATTTAGGATTATCAACTAACAAAAATGCGTTACCAGAGTTTACTATTAAAATTTATAAAAATGGAGATTTAGAAGAAACAATTACATTATATAATCCTCATAATAATATTAATATTGCAGAACATTTGGATAATTATGATGATTATGATGATTCTCACCTAATTGTAATGATGGATGATAAACAAAATATCAAATGTTTTAACAAAACACATAACGAGGAGTCTCCAATAAATATAACGTTTAATCTTTCAAATTTAAAATTTATTGCATTTCAATTATATTATAATGAAAACACTTATCCTATTCATTTAAAATCAGAAATGGAAAATTACTATGTCGTTGATAATGTATTAAATAGAGATTTTTTCAAATATTATATTAAAAATATTCTGGAGTTATTCATTAACAATGATACTTTTGATTACAAATTGATTATAATTGACAATAATGCAAATTTAGTAGAGTTAAGTTCTAGTCAGGCTTTAATTATTGGAGAAACTGATTATGAAATTAAAGAATAAATTGCAATTTTATTTTTGCATTTTATATATGTATAAACAACATTAATATATATATTATAAAATAATTTAAAAAAATTGAATTAATATAAGTATAATGGTACCCTCGCATACTGATTCAACAATGGCTACTACTAATTCTTCTCAGCAAAATACCGAATTTAATAAATTAAGATATAAATGGAATTTATGGGCACATTTACCACAAGATCCTGATTGGACTGTAAAAAGTTATAAGGAAATATATCAATTTAAAAATGTAGAAGAATCTATAGCTATTACAGAATCATTGCCAGAAGGGTTAGTCAAAAACTGTATGTTATTTATTATGAGAGACGGAATCAATCCTATGTGGGAAGACCAAAAAAATAGGAATGGTGGTAGTTTCTCATATAAAGTCTCAAATAAGCATGTTTATGAAACATGGAGAGATTTAACATATGTTTTAATTGGCGAAAATATTAGCAATAATGTGTCATTTGTTAATAGCGTAACGGGGATTACCATTTCCCCAAAAAAAAATTTCTGCATTGTTAAAATCTGGATGACTAATTGTGAACATCAAGACCCACGATTAATTACCAGTGAATTAAAGCATTTAATACCTCAAGGTTGTTTATTTAAGAAACATACTCCTGAATATTAAAATACAATGCAAATATATTAAAAATTACATATCAAATAAAATATAATGAAATATCCTTTTATTTTATTTTTTCGTCATGATGAATATTCATATATAGATGATTTATTAAAAACTAATTCGTCTGCATTAAATTGCACATTACATATTGTAAATAAAGTAGAACAACTTAATAAAATATTTAAACAAGTGTATTCTTTGATAGTTACATTTGGAGGAGACATAACAGAATATACTGATGAACTAATGTCATATTCAACTATAAATAATCGAATGTATCACATATCAGAATTCATATCAATTGATGATTTTAATGAAAAATTTAATGGATGGTATATTGAATTATGCAGTTTAGACCGCATTTCTACAAGACCTATTTTTTCCGTATTTACAACATCATTCAATTCATTTGATAAAATTATTAGGGCTTTTAACAGTTTGAAAGAACAGACACTAACAAATTGGGAATGGATTATTATAGATGATTCTCCGGATGATAAGAATTTTGCATTTTTAAAACAAAAATTAACCAGTGATTCTAGAGTTAGATTATATAAACGATTCGAGAATAATGGATATATTGGAAATGTTAAAAACGAAGCTGTTAGTTTATGTAGAGGCGAATATGTGTTAGAGTTAGACCATGATGACGAAGTGTTGCCTTTTGTTTTGCAAGAATCTGCTGACCTATTTAAAGATAAACCTGAAGTAGGTTTTATTTATATGGATTTTATTAATATTTACGAAAATGGCAATAACTTTTGGTATGGTAATGATATATGTAAGGGTTATGGCTCATATTATTGTCAAAAATATAACGGTAAATGGGTTTATGTATATATTACACCTAACATAAATAACATTACTCTAAGCCATTTAGTATGCTGTCCGAATCATCCTAGAATTTGGAGAAAGAATGTTCTTCTAAACATTGGAAATTATTGTGAATATTTGCCTATTTGTGATGATTACGAGATTATATTACGAACTGCTTTAAATACAAAAATGGCAAAAATACATAAAATGGGATATATTCAATACATGAATAATGAAGATAACAATTTTTCATTAATTCGCAATGAAGAAATTAACCGCATTGGTCCTAATTATATTAGTCCAATATACTACAACATTTTTAACATCCATAATGAAATGCGGAAGTTAGATGCATACGAAGACGAAACATATTTAACAAATTCTTTAAATATTTGGAAACGTGACTCACAAAATTATAAACATGTTTTCTGTAATTTGTTAGTTAATAATGATTATACAACTCAATATTGCATTGTTGGTTTAGATGCACTTATTAAACATATGGATGTAATTTCTGAATTATATAATAATTTGACTAATGATTTTATTGTAATTGATAATAAATACACCATTGAATATTTATGGAATAAATTAGATGAGTTTGGATTTGATAGAATGAAATGTCATATATTAATTGATGAGACAGAAGATAAACTAATAAAATATTTTGAATTATGTTATTTATCAACTAACAAATATAAAATCATCACAACAAATAAAAATTTATATTATAAAATTATAAGTTAAAAATAGCATATCTATAATTATATCTAATATATGGATTTAATTATAACCGAAAAACAAGCTAGTATATGTTTAAATATGATTGTTAAAAATGAATCCCATATCATTGAAAATACATTGGAAAAATTATGCAGTAAAATTCAATTTGATTATTGGGTTATTTGTGATACTGGTTCTACCGATAATACACCACAATTAATAACGGATTTTTTTTTGAAAAGGGAGATTAAAGGAGAAATGCATCACGATAAATGGGTTAATTTTGCTCATAATCGAACATTAGCTTTAAAACGAGCATATAAAAAAACACAATTATTGTTAGTATTTGATGCAGACGATGAAATTGTAGGAAACATTTCTATTCCAAAAGAAGTTCTATTTGACGAATATCATTTAAAATTTGGTTCATCCCAAGGAACTAGTTATACCAGAGTTTTACTCATTAATAATTATAAACAGTTTGAATATTTATCGGTAATTCATGAATTTATCTCATGTAAAGAGGCGCCGTCTAGGTCCACTACAATTGATGGAGATTATTATGTTATTTCTGGTAGAAGTGGAAGCAGAAATCTGGACCCAAATAAATATTTAAATGATGCACTAATTCTTGAAAAAGCTTATACAGAAGCATTAACAAAAAATGACCATCTATTTCATCGTTATGCATATTACTGTGCCAATAGTTATAAAGATTGTGGACGATTTGACGATGCAATTAAATGGTATAAAATTGTATTAAGTCATGAACACCAGTGGGAACAAGAAAAATATACATCATGTTTATATATTTATGATTGTTGTAAATTATTAAACCAGGAAGAGAATGGTTTTTATTATCTTGTAAAGGCATTTGCTTATGACACTGAACGTCTTGAATGTTTATATCCTTTGTTAGTTCATTATTGTTGTGAAAATATGCATAAAGTTGCTTATAATTATTATCTCAATGTAAAAGATTTTTTTGAAACACAATATTTAAATACAGATATGTCGCGAAAATTATTCATAAACATAGATAAATATAATTTTTTTGTTCCATATTACATGATTTTAATTGCCGATAAAGTTCAAGACTTTAAATGTGTTATAAGGATGTATGAAATTGTGTTTATTCAAAAACAGAATATGTTTCAAGAGTGGTATATTAAGAATTTTCTATATAATTTACAGTTCTTTATACATCATATTCCAGAAACAAATACTGAATTTATTAAATTAGCAAATGAATATATTCAATTTTTACTTCGAAATGGTGTTAGTTTGAAATCATTTGATTTCTTGAATAAAGATGTATATTTAAATGCTGGATTAATTTTCGACAATTCTATTAATAGTAAACAGATGCAGATAACTAACAAAACTAATAATTTTTCTAAGGAGGAATGCTCTAATTCAAAAAATATATTAATTTATACTGGTTTTTCAGATATAGAATGGAATTATTCTTATATGTTAAACAATGCATTAGGTGGTTCTGAAAAAGCTGTTGCATATTTGAGCACTTGTTTCCCCAAAGAATATACTATTTATATTAGTGGACATGTCAAAGATGAGATTATAAACGATAATATTCATTATATACATTTAAATAAACTAACAAATCTGATAAATGATATGCCATTTCATAGTGTAATAGTATCTAGATACATTTCATTTTACGAAATGTTTCCTAAATGTTCTTTTCATCAATCATATATTTGGGCACATGATACAATGTTGTTACCATATGGTTGCAGTTTAACTGATACTCAAATTTTAAATAAATGGGATAATTACATTAATGGTTGTATATGTTTGACTGAATGGCACAAAGACTTATTTATTGAAAAATATCCAATTCTTAAAAACAAAACCAATTTGATAAATAACGGGCTTGATATTAATAGTTTTAAAAATATCAGTTATTCAAATTGTAAAATAAAAAACAAATTCATTTATTCATCACGTCCTGAGCGCGGATTAAATATATTATTAAAACTATGGCCTCAAATTCTAGACAAATTGCCTGATGCTACACTAACAATTTCAACATATGGTAATTTTCCATCTAATTCAGAGGAAACTAATTTAAAAACCATAATTGATAATACAGAAAGCATTAATTATGTAGGTAAATTAAATGTTGCACAATTGTATGATGAAATGAGCACTGCTGAATATTGGCTTTACCCAACACATTGGCCGGAAACTTCTTGCATTACCGCATTGGAAATGTTAATGTCTGAAGTTGTTTGTGTTTATTATCCTGTTGCTGGTTTAACTAATACAATGGATAAATATGGATTGCCTATTTCATCTGGAAAAGAAATCGAAACAATTGTTAGTTTGTCTGAAGAACAAAAGGACAATCTTAGAAAAAATGGAAGAATGTATGCTGAAACATGTTCTTGGGAAAATAGAACAGTGCATTGGACTAATTTACTATCTCTATAAAGACATTGAATTAATAATATAAAGATTATAGAATTTATATTATTAATATTATAATTTTATTATACTTTTTATAATTATTAGGTAAAAATATCAGAAGTTAGTTCAGCATTACCAGTGCACAATACAGGAAGAGAACCATAAAATATATCTTTACTACTTAAATAATCATTAAAATTCCAATCAGTAGCTCTTTTAAATCCATTTTTATCAAAATATTCAACCAAATTAATGGCACCTTGCAATGTTACTATATATGCAAGTGAACATGGATTTACTCCATTTTTAAATTTACATACATACTCATTCATTTTGGCTTTACCTATTTTTACATAGTCATCATTTGATGAACCTGACAAATCCCATGGAACAAAATGTTGATATAGAGCATACGAATGTAGACCAATATTGACAATTTCAGCATCACTTGGTAAATTATTTATTACGTCTGCAATATATATTTGAAAATCTTTTCTAAAATAAACATCATCTTGACATATTATAGCATACTTGTAATTGTTTTCAATGATTTTTTTTAATATATAATAATGTCCTAATTGATTGCAGACTATATTATTATAAAAAGGCTTATTCAAAAAATCACAATTTAAAAACATTTTTTGTTCTTCTTCGGTTGGATTGTATGTTTTGCCATCCAAAGCTTCAAACCTTTCAATCTTATTTGTTGGTATTTGTGCATCTAATAAACAACTTTGTAGGAAATGTGTTTTTCTATCACTTCTTCTCTCCAAATTAATATAAAATACTTTTTCTATTTTTTCCATAGTATGATTATTATAACTAGTTGTATTTATATTTATATTTATTTATATTTACACTTATATTTATATTTACACTTGTATTTATATTTACACTTATATTTACACTTATATTTGGATTTATTGTTCAGTTGAAAAGAAAAATGTCTGAAATAGTCTACCATTTTCCTTTGAATCTCCAAAATAATCCATTGACATATGGAATCTATGTGCATTAAATAAAATAAGCCGATTAAATACATTTCCAGCTCTATCAATTAATTCCCATTTTGTCAAATCCTGAGTATATCTATTTATTTCGGATTGATTATGTTTAATTATGCTATCAGTTTCACATGTTGTTCCATCTTTGAACTTATAAAAACCTGTTCCAGCTGAAACAGGAGCATCTGGTGTTAAAAAAACAATCCCAGCCCAATTATTCCATTTATCTGTAGTATATTGAAACGACCCATTATATATAGTTTCTGCATCTGAATTATCTGATTTTGGAATAGGAAAATCGATTATTTTACCGCCAAATGGCTGAACGTAATTTTGTATAATTTCTTTTAATTGTTCGTTAGCATATGAAATGGTTCTTTGCCCTGGAAAATTTCCTTTTACAAAAAATTCTTGCGTTAATATATAATTTCTTGTTTCCATAGGATTTGTGTAAAAATTATCAATTATAATTAACCCACATGATTGGTTTGCCTGCATTTTATTATCATTCAATGTATTGTTTAAATCAATTATTAAATTTGACTGTATAGTTTTTTCAATTAAATCCATTGTATTACATATGTAAATTGTGTTTAAATAATTTATTACAATGGATTTTAATATTTTTAATGAATTTTTTAACTAATTTTGTAAATTATACACCCTTGAAGATTTAAAACCGCGCCTTTCTATGTAAAATGAAAGGAAACTTCAAGATTTGCCTATTTCAAGGCATGTAAATTTTGATTTTGGGAATTCTTCTAAAATCCCTGATGAGTTATTGCTTCTTGATAAATAAATTGGTCTTTCTTTTTTATTTATCGCATTATAAGCAATTTTATAAATATTAATTGTAATTATGCCGTTCTTGTCCAAGTATATACAACAATATACGGTTGTAAAATATTTACTGCTGTATTTGTTGTAGTATTATTACCGTTTGTTATTGTTATTCCTGTTGTGCTAGTGTCAGCAATAGCAGGACCTGAAACAGCTGATGCATTATTTAGTTGAGGTGCTGGAGGTGTATAAAAACTAATTGAACCAGGCAAAATATAATCACCATATACCGAACGATTTGCTCCAACAGAACCACCATATACTAAAAGATGACTATGACCCGGGTCAGTTAATGTATTATTATGTGTATGTGTTGGTAAATTGTTTGCAATTAACGTTACAGTTTCAGCTCCACCGGTTGAACCAGCTGTTAAAAATGTTCCACTTGTTGCTTTTCCTACCAATACCTGACCTGCTCCGTATGCTACCCAAGTTGTCCCAGTAATATAAGTTCCTGGATTTGTCAAAACAGTAGATTGAATAATTGCGCCTATTGGATATATTATATTAATTAGAGCAATAGGAACAGAAGCCCAAGTAGGATTTAAATTTGGACCACTGCTTGTCAAAACTGTTCCGGTTGCCCCAGCTGCTAAAAGTAATGTTGTATTGGGAGCAGTTTGATATGGAATAGAACCCGTAACTCCCCCAACAATATTGATATCAATTGTTTTTTTCCCTGCGAATGTTTGTATTCCATTTGTAATAACACCACCATTGGTTCCATCAGCTGGTGCTAAATTTAATGTTGTTCCTGTTATTGATGCACCATTTGCGGTTGAACCTGCTGAAATTGGTCCAATAGAACCTAATAA